TGTACAAACGGTATCAGTCGATTTATCGACCTTTACTTGTTGGCACAAATCGTGCTAAGACGCTGGACATAACCTTGCGAAGTGAGGATGACGGTGAACCGATTCCGATAGAAGGTGGAGAAATCCATTTCCTACAGGAACCTGGTGGGAAGTTGCGATCTATCGCATCTCCATACCGCATCCACCAAGAAGCACTCCGCCCTTTGGGCGAAGTACTCTATGGTGTCGCAAGGGATCTACCCTGGGATTGTACCCATGGGCAAGATGCCGCCTTTCCGTTCATTCAGTCCTGCCTTAGGCAGGGTGGTCAAGTTCATTCCATTGATCTGTCGTCCGCGACGGATCACTTTCCCCTAGATCTTCAGAAGGAAATGCTTTATGCATTAATTTCTCCCGATCAATGGGAACATGTGAATCTCTTTCTAGAGATATCGCGTGGGACCTGGCGTTCTCCCATTGGGAGACTCCAGTGGACTAAAGGGCAACCTCTTGGATTATTTCCAAGTTTCGGTTGCTTTACTGTGACCCATGGTCTTCTCCTCCAACATTTAGCTGGCTGTGATTATCACAATCAGTTCTTTGTTGTTGGTGATGACGTAATTATCCTTGAGGATGACCTCAAGGAGAAGTACGTTTCCATGTTGGACCGAATGAATTGTCCATGGTCTGCGGATAAGTCCTTATCCTCTAACAAACTCGCAGAGTTTGCTGGTAAGATTATCACTAAAGATTGGGTTTTACCCCAACTGAAGTGGAGAAAGATGTCTGATGACTCTTTCTTGGACCTTTGCAGGCTTCTTGGACGCCGGAGCCGTTGCTTGCTCAGTAGCAGGCAGAAGAGTGTGTTCGATAGAGTGGCACATTTGTGCACACCTATTGGTCTTAACTTTTCGAAACCAGGCGACAGCCTAGAATCGATGGTTAATAGAACACTGGACTTCTACCGCCCCGAAGAAGCGATCTTAGGTTCCCTCATGGGCCTAAGAAGGATTGTAAACAGCAATGTTTATCAATCCGAAGAGATTATCAACAGGGATGAAATCCTTGAAGAGATCTCCGCCTTCGACGAGAAGGTTAAGTCTGTAGTCAGTCAACTTGTTGTCTCCCGTTGGGAGACAGCACAGTCCATTGGACTGTCTGCGTTTTCTGATCTACCTTTGGCTCTCGGTTTGGAACCGAGATTACCTTTGGAACAGTTGATTTCCTCGCGGATTTCAACTCTTCAGAGGTATGAACGCCTCATCAATAGTATTGACAAGGTGTAGAACCTCC